GAAAAGACAGCTACGGCTGACTCAAATAAAGAAGAAACGATAATCCAAGAGGCATTGGAACGGTTTGAGGAATCTCAAGACGGTTCTGATTTCAACCGCAATGCTTACGAAGATGATATACGTTTTGGGCGTTTAGGTGAGCAATGGCCTGACAAGGTCAAGAAGCTACGGGAAGAAGAGAGTCGCCCTTGTTTGACGGTAAATAAAATCCCTGCGTTCATTCGGCAGGTGGTTAACGAGTCCCGGCAGAACAAACCCGGCATCGTAGTTAATCCAATCGACAACGGGGCAGACATAGCGACAGCGGAGGTGCTTAATGGGCTTATCCGATCAATTCAAAGGAACTCTAATGCTGATATTGCTTTTGATACAGCTATTGACCATGCGGTAAGCGGTGGGTTTGGTTTTTTCCGTATCGGCATTGATTACGCACACGATGAGTCATTCGATCTTGAGGCAAGGTTTGAACGCATTAGCAATCCGTTACAGGTCCATTGGGATGTGAACTCAACTAGCTTTGATGCGGAAGATTGGCAGTATTGTTTCGTTTCCGATTTCTTTACGGAGGATCAGTTTCAAGCGAAGTGGCCTGACGCACAGCCTGTATCGTTTGAAGGTGATGAAGGATCGCAAACCACGCAATACTGGTTACAGGATGACAAGATACAGGTTGCCGATTATTACCTTAAAGAAGAAAAAGAGCATGAGCTATGGCTAATTGAGGGATGGAATCATGTAAGGCCATCAGGTGATGTGGTCAATGTTCAGGCGATTCGTAAAGATAAGCTGGCTGGCATGGCAAAGCATTTCTTCCAAGCTGGCAAGATTGAATTGGGGAAGGTGGAAGAGGATGAATTAATCAACCTGTTTTTTCAGGCAAGGGGGTTGTCGGCTACGCAATCACGCAAGGTTATGGGGACAAAAGTAATAAAGCGTGTGATTAGCGGTGTGGAAGTTTTGGAAGAGGCTGAGTGGCCCGGTTCGATGATTCCTATTTGTCCCGTTTGGGGCGAGGAGGTGTTCAGNGATGGGAAAAGATGGTTCCGGTCAATGATTCGTGACGCTAAAGACCCTCAAGCAATGTTCAACTTCTGGCGTTCAGCATCTACCGAGTTGGTCGCTCTTGCTCCGAAAGCTCCTTGGCTGATGGAAGAAGGGGCAATCCCTAAAGGCAAACGAGGTAAATGGGAAACGGCTAATGCAAGATCTCATGCTTATCTTGAATATGCCAAGGGCAGTCAAGTCCCGCAACGGCAACCGTTTGCAAGTGTCCCGGCTGGTGCGTTGCAAGAAGCGTTGAATAGCTCTGATGACATGAAGTCAATTATNGGTATTTATGATCCATCCCTTGGGGCAAGGTCGAATGAAACGTCTGGGAGAGCGATTCTTGCACGGCAAAAGGAATCTGACGTTTCTAATTTCCATTTTTTGGACAACTTATCACGGGCGATTCAATACGCTGGCAAGGTTTTGGTCGATATTATTCCATCCTTATATTCACCGAGGCAAACGATACGCATTATCGGTGAAGACGAAAAAGAAAAGGTTACCAAGCTAACAATGGACCCAAATGCTCCCATCCCAATGATTGATGGTGAAGAGCAAGAAGAAGAANGGTTGTTCAATATTGGCACAGGCAAATATGATGTGACCGTCAAGGCTGGACCTTCTTACGCTTCTCAGCGTGAGGAAACAAGGGAAGCATTAATAGAGATTATGCGACAAGTGCCGGGGGCTGGTTTGTATATCGGTGATCTTGTTATGAAATATTTGGATTTTGAAGGGTCGGAAGAGGTCGAAAAACGATTGCAGATGGCCCTGCAAGCACAAGGATTAAACGTGAGCGGTCAACCTCCAGCAATGATGCCGGGAGGTGTGCCACCACAGCAACCGGGATCGGTTCCATCGGGTGTGCCGGGGAGTCCTCTGCAACAAGGCGGGACACCAATAATGCCACCGGGAACAATCCCACAGTAATGAGGTAAGTCATGGATGAAGTTGAAGAAGCAGAAGAAGTAGAAGAAGTAACTGATGAAACGACTGATGAGGTAGAAGCCGAGGCCGAGGATTCACAAGAAGATCAAGCATCGGATGACTCCGAAGATCAGGAAGAACAATCAGAAGAAAAAACAGATGAGTTTTACGAGTTCGATTTTGGCGGCAACAAGAAACAATTTGCCAAGAAGAATATGCCATTAGAGCTTGCTGAAGAGATGCAAGCGTTTGGCAAGAACTTAGAGTCGGCCCATACGAAGCGTTCCCAAGATGTAGCCGAGCATAAGAAGTCACTGGAAGCTAGAGAACAAGCCATCCAGAAACTTCAAGGTATGCACGGTGATACCCTTCAGGAATATTCCAAGGGTTTGCAGTTGCGTCAGGACATAGCCGAGCTTCAGAAGGTGGATGTGCAGACTTTGTGGCAGACGAATCCAGATGATGCCAGAAAGATTTCAGATGCCATCAGTCAGAAAACGGCAGAGTTCAATCAGACGGTGCAACAAGTTTCNCTACTTGAGCAATCACAGGCACAGCAAGGACAGCAAGAGATTGCTAGAAGGGCTGATGAAGGTGTTAAACAGGTTGAGAAACGGATACCGGGATTTGCAAAGGATAAAGCAAGCGATGTCATTAACTACGTTAGCAATACTTATGGCATCCCAAGGCAAGAGGCTGATAAGTGGCCTTTGAACCCAGCGGGTGCGGAAATGGCTTACAANGCTATGCTTTATGACCAGATGCAAAAGAAAGCAAACCCGAAAACAGTTAAGAAGAAAGTGACCCAGCTTAAACCCGTCAAGTCAACCAAAGGTGGTACTGGTGGTACTGGCAAATCATCTGTGCCATCAGATAAAGATTCGGTTGCCGATTGGGTTAGAAAGCGAGAGGCACAACTTGCAAAACGCAATATGCGTTAGTTAAAAAATCAATAAATGTAGTCGGCAAGAATTGCTGACAAGGCTCAAGGAGGAGNCACTGCATGGCAAATACTTTAATCACCCCTACTGCGGTCACCCGTGAAGCTCTGCGGATACTGCATCAGAAGTTAAATTTTATTGGTAATGTGAATCGTCAATATGATGATCGCTTTGCCAAGACCGGAGCGAAGATTGGTGACAGTCTTTTAATCCGCAACCCTAACCAGTACACGGTACGCACAGGTGCCACCCTATCTACACAGGATACAACGGAAAGCACAACCACGTTGCAGGTATCAACGCAAAAGGGCGTTGATCTGAATTTCACATCCGTTGACCTGACAATGGATATGGATGANTTTTCATCCCGTATCTTGGACCCGGCAATGTCTGTGTTGGCATCTAATATCGAAAACGATGCGATGTCNATGTATAAAGACATTTATCAGGANGTTTCTGACGTAGGTGCCACNGTTACGCTTTCGGACATTTTGAAGTGTGGCAAGAAGCTGACTGACGCACTGGCNCCAATTTCTGGGCGTTGTTTGAACATGACCACACAGCAGAATGTGGATTTGGTTGAAGCGGTNTCTGGTCTGTTTAATGACCCGGCTAAACTATCCAAGAACTACCGAGAGGGTATGGTCGCAAATGACTTCCTTGGATTCAAAGACGTTTACCAGAACACTCTCTGGCCTACTCACACCACTGGTATAGATGACGGGACAGGAGACTATCTTGTGAACGGAGCAAGTCAGACGGGTTCAANTATCACGATTGATACTGGCTCAACTGGTACTTTTCTGGTAGGTGACATCGTATCCTTTACTGATGTTAACCGGGTTCATCCTGAAACCAAGGCAGACACTGGCGAGTTGATGAAGTTTGTTGTGACATCGAATAGTGGAACTTCAGCAACGNNACTGGCCATCAGTCCCGCCCTTACCACTTCAGGTGCGACACAGAATGTTACAGCTTCACCTGCCAACAATGTACAGGTGTGGAAGCGTGAGTCTGATGACTCCACCGCTATCGGTACAAGTGCGGATTATGCTATCGGTATGGGCTTTCACAAGGATGCGTTTGCTTTCGCAACCGCTGATCTGCTTATGCCGAAAGGCGTGGACTTCTCTGCCCGTGAAGTTATGGACGGGGTATCCATGCGTATTGTTCGTGACTACGACATCAACAACGATAAGTTTCCTTGTCGCCTTGATGTTCTTTATGGGTACAAAACGATTCGCCCTGAACTGGCTTGTCGTATTGGTACCAACTAAACATGAGTCCCCGGCCTTTCTGGGCCGGGGGGCTTTTTTCTATTTTATATGTGGCAACAATTTTGAGAATGAGGTTTCATGTCGCTCCTAACAATCATACAAGATGTTGCTGATGAGGTTGGCATAGCAAGGCCGACAGCGGTTATTGGCAATTCAAATCCAGAAACAAGAAAGTTTCTACGGTACGCACAAAAGGTTGGTCGCTCTATACTGAAGAGCTTTCCTTGGCAGATATTGAGGAAAGAACAAACCTTCACTTCACTTGCGACTGAAACGCAAACATCTATTTTGCCATCAGACTTTGACCGGATATGTCCAGAGTCTTTCTGGAATAGAACGGACAATCATTTAATGATCGGTCCTATCACGCCAGTTGAGTGGAATAGCCTCAAGGCGAACTCATACGATGATGACACACGGCACAAATTCATTATTCGTGGAGATGTGTTAATGGCCATTCCTGTTATGACGGCAGGGAAGTCTTTGGCGTTTGAGTATGTATCAAAGAACTGGTGCCAATCATCAGCCAGTGCAGAGCAATCAAAATGGGTAGCTGATGATGATACCGGAATACTTGATGAGGAGTTAATGACACGGGCAATCATTTTTGAATNCCTGTGGGGTGATGGACTCCCGGCTGATGTGGCTTATGAGTCTTATGATAATTATTGCAAGATGCTGATGGATAACGACCAGCCCGATGGTGATATTTTGGTGGCTGGCGACATTTTTATGGGNGGTAGGCACCACACTGGGACACCGTCTGCAAGTGGTGCATCACAATTATTTTAAGGTGATATGTTAGCAATACAACGGGCAAGAAAAAGACAACCCGCTAAAGCGGTTGCGGTTCCACCCCCGGTTGGTGGCTGGGATACCAGATCGTCACTAAGCGATATGAGGGCTNATAGAGCCGTCATCCTTGACAACTGGTTTCCAGAAACAGAGCAATGCACGTTAAGAGGTGGCAGTGCTTCCCATGCAACTGGTTTGGGTGGTCCGGTAGAAACAATTATCGAACATAGCAAGACCGATGGAACGAACCAGATTTTTGGTTGTGCAAACGGTAGCATTTTTGATGTCACCTCATCCGGTGCCGTAGGCAGTGCAGTTGTCACCGGGATGACAAACGACAGGTGGCAGTTTGTAAACATGGGAACGTCAGGCGGTCAGTTCTCTCTTGCGTTTAACGGTGATGATACGCCACGCACTTATAATGGTTCAAGCTGGTCAACTTTTGGTGGTACAGGGCCGACAGTTGCTAATTTAATCTGGTGCAACATCCACCATCGAAGATTATGGGTTGGCGAGAAGGATAGCTTATCAGCTTGGTACGGTGCGACCAATGCAATTACAGGCACGTTTACAGAGTTTCCTTTGTACGGTGTGTTCAAGCGGGGTGGCTTTATTCAGAGCATGGGTACTTGGACAAGGGACAGTGGCGAGGGTGTGGATGATGTTGCGGTATTCCTAACCAGTGAAGGTGAGGTTGCAATTTATAACGGGGTTGACCCATCCACTGCAACCGATTGGCAGTTAGTTGGAGTATTTCAAGTCGGACGGCCCGTAGGAAGGCGGTGCATGGTTAAAGCTGGCGGTGATTTGGTCATGGTGACCGAAGACGGTTTTGTTTCGGCACAGGCCATCTTGATGACTGACCGATCACAAGCCGAGAGGGTTGCAATATCACAGCAAATAAACGATGCGGTGAATACCGCTGTTAAGGATTACGGGACCAATTTTGGTTGGCAACCGATTATCTACCCAAGGGGGCAGATGATTATTTTTAATATTCCAAC